GGCACCAGTTACCAGCAGGGATTCTTCCCACTGACGAGCGGCGTACATGGCGATGTTGTGAGCCCAGTCTTTCTGATCGCCCGCTTCCGGGTGATTCAGCATTTCCATGTCCTGGACGAACAGGTTGATCACTTCGATGCTGGTGGCGCCGATGCTTTGTTTGACACGGTCGTAGTGCTCTTTCAGCTTGGCGATGAACGCGGCGTTGATTTGAGCGGCCGGGGTAACTGGGATCGACACACGTTGTTGTTGAGCGGTGCCCTGGTTGACATCGATGTGCTCAGTGGCAAAGGAGTTCTCGCGGTTCGAGAACAGCATGCCCATGATGTACATGGTGCCGTCGAGGACGACGTAGAAGCCCAGGCCAGGCAGTGCCGAGGAGATGGCCGAGGTCAGGTGTTCAACGGTAGGGATGATCTGGCGTTGGTGCGCGTCGGTAGTCGACGTTTGGATGTTCTTGTAGATGCCTTCGGTCAGCACTTTGTAGACGTCGTCTACGATTTTCATGCCGCGGTTGTCGGCGACCAGGGAGTTGACACGGAACAGACGATCCAGGATACCGCCGCCGGCGCTACCTTGTTGTTGTGCATTGTTGCCATTTTCCTGCCAGCTGTTGAATTCGCTGTTTTCAGTTTCCAGACCCATGATGCTTTTTCCTTATCTTCGAAGATAGTGTTTGTTGCTAGCGGAATACCACAAGAATGAGATTATCATTACTGTGATTCGTATTAGTAATACAGGTTTGAAATATTCTTGGCCAATCAAATTCTATAGTCAAGAACCTTTAAACTATACTACTGAATTTTGAAAGTGCGTGCTAGTCCCATTTGTGGAGGACGCGAACGTCATTTCCTATATAATAGAAACTCACTGAGAACTTACTAAATGATTACTTTGCCATTTCCAAAGCACAAGCTTTCTCAGTACCCATTAAAACGTTTCCCAGGCTTAGGTAACTTGCACCGGGTTACTGCACACAATCAGAAAGCATTCAGAGAATATCTAGACCGTTCGGTACTTAATCTTCCTGACCACCATTTCCTGGTACAGCTTCTTCGTCACCTTGCAATCGACCCCGAATGGGATCTGGCAGAAGTAATCGCCAACGCAAAGTTTCGTTCATACTCATTATCAACCCTGTTTAATATCACCTCCATGAATGGAGTTGGTTCGGTTATTAAAGTAGGTATGTACGGTGAAGGGTGTAACGAACTGTGGAGTCTCATCGAGCACGACCGTGTTTACGATGAAACCAAGCTAACCCAGGCACAGTTAAGACCCATTATTCCGGTTTACTCTAATATACTAACTCGTGGGTATAAATTAATTGTAGAGCGTAATGAGAGCAGTGAAGCTAATAAAGACAAGATTGCCATTGTTGCTTTAAACGTGGTAGAGCTTGCTATTGGCTGGTGGATGTGGATGCGTGAGGACCGCAGTCGTGACACAGGTCCTGCTGCCTATCTGTGCATGTGGCCCTTGTATACTGCTCAGTTGATCCATAACCAAAGTGTTATGATTAACTCATTGTACTCCTTCTTTGTAAACGGGTTGACAACAAAAGACCTCTTTGAAATGGAACAGGTAAAGTTTACTACTCTTAATGAAGCAAAGCTTATTAAGGAATGGTTTACTTTTAAGCTTGATATTTTGACGAGTACCCCGTTGTCCGATATTGGTCACTTGTTGGCTAACGTAGATAGCATTTACCCTACCCATTTCTTCAACTATGAGGACGGTGGGGATAACAAGATGTTCGTTCAAACACGTTGGTTGTGGGATCTTAACGTTATTAAATGGTACAGTATTTACTTTGCTATTTTTAACGCTCTAGGAAAGCCTGTAGGCGACGTTAAGTCTGTTACCCAGCGCGTACTACCATTTGTACTCGCCGGCTTCTCTAAGGCCCCTTCCAACTTATGTAGAGATCACTTCAAGGGAATAACCCTGGAGCTTTCTCATTTAGTTTCTAAAAATTAGAAATAAGTGTTACAATAATACTCCCCTAGCCCTTTGCGGGGCTAGGGGAGTATTTTGCTTATACGTTAATGTTCGTCTGAAACCAAACGAGTTACTTTGCTATTCATGAAGTACAACCCTAACGATTCCAGGATGGCATAGATACTCTTAAAGTTCTGTTGGATAATGAGACGAGTGTCTACAATAGGCAACAACTCTTTAGGAATACCTCCTAGGTTAGCTACCATGTCTTCAGGGATATACACCGCGGTCAACTTAGGTCGACTATCAATGTAAGCACTAAAGGTTTTGGTATAAGCACTTTCACCCAAGGAATCAAAATAGACTTTCATCTTGCTCTTGTTGTGTAATGCCAAGTTGACTTTAACCGCACGATATGGAAGGTCTGGTGCATTGCCATAACTAGCGCTAAACACAGCCTGCCACAATTCGTGATAATAATGAATAGAGGATTCAGGATTAGAGTAAGCCGATTCCTCTTTAATGTTTTCTTTACGCAACCAAGTGACACCACCAGTCTCAATATCTTTGAACAGTGCGCGTTCAAGATCACCGATCTCGCCAAGAATCTCAGCGGCATCTAGTTTCTTTTTCTTGTAGATTGCGTCCAACACATTTCGCATGAGTCTGTTAGTAAAGTCGCGAACCATCTTAGCGATTTTAATACCTCTAAGGTGAACACCCTTGAGTTCTAACTTAGGTACTTTGTGAAGAACCCCCTCAAGCATCAACTGCATTGCATAATAGTGCTTAGACATCAACGTGGTAACATACGAACTGAACAGGTATTCGTTCTTCATGGTCAAGCGGTTACGGAACCGATTAGCCACGTTCATGTTAACACTTAAGCGAGCATGTTGGTCAACCGAAGCACAACGAATGAAATACGTCATTGCCGCGTTAAAGCAAATACCACTTTCTTCATCGTCAACGTAATCATCAATGATCATGTCAACCGAGTAAATCATGGAATCCGTATCGGAGGTAAGAACGTTTTCACGAACCAACTCTTTAATACTGAAAATACTCGTAGGTGGAATATCGGCTCGCAAGAAAGCACTAATAAAAGTAGCCCACTTACGTTCCATCTCTACGTGGTATCCGTTTACATAAGCCATTTCATCTTTGCCTGGCTTACGACCCAGTTTAGTTACGATCATAGTCTCATAATCGTCGTTAGCTGGTTTGATACCGTCTTCTGCTTTAAACCCTTCCGGCATTACCGGGATATGACACCATTCATTAAAGAACCGTTTCATCAGCTCTTTGTTGGTGGTGTACAACCCGCGCAAGTCCATTGTGCAAAGGATGATTGTTAGCTCTAGCTTATTCAACCCTTTCAGGAACATCCTAATCGCTTTAAGCTGTATAGGGTTGTTCCAGTAATAACCTGCGCAACGATTAACCATGTCCATGACTTGGTCAACTGTTGCATAGTTCATTTTGTATTCATTAATTACATCTTGAATCTCATCACGACGAGAGAACGCCAGGGTGCTCAGGAAGAGTTCCATGGTCTTGTCGTAACTAAGCAGTAACCTGTTGCCCGTAATCAATCGTTCGTTCAACAGGTTGGCTGTGGACGTCACGATACGGCAAGTACTGGTCAATGATGTGTGACCAGACTTGTTAAACAGCGGAGTACCCGATGAAGACATGCCACCGGACTGTGCGTTGTTAAAAATCTTTAGTGCTTTCTGAAATTCGTCAAATGCTTTCTTGGCTTCATCATCGCCAACCGCAATTGCTTCTTTCATCTTGCCTTTATAAAGTGCACGAAACTTCATAAAGGTTTCAGTACCAATCGAGTTTACTGATTGCTCGTCATCAGCGTGCTTATAAGCTACTAATGAAGGAGACAGTACCCAATTGTTTTGTCTAACCGTATTAAAGAATTCGCTTGCTCCCATTACAACTGGGACACGGTCTCCATGCTTATTCTTTTTGAATACGCCAAACTTTGCTTCTTTAAAACCATTCTCGTTTGGAATGAAGACTTTTTCGCACAGTTCCAATACATGTTTATAATCATGACCATAAAAGTTGGCCAGATAAATTGCAGCTTGTACGTGGTACGATTTAAGGATATCCCGATTGGGGATATAATCCTGTGCAATAAACGGAGAGAGTTTAACTTCTCGCGCTTTATCAAAATTCAAGACTTGAGCTGTCATCTAAAAGCCCTTAAAGAAAAATACAAAATACAAAAAATAAAAATATAACTACCAAGCTCCTACTTAATAGGAGGCTTGGTAGAGAATTACTTTAACCATTAATCTTCAAACTTGGCAATCGTCCAGTTAACCCCGAGGTCAGCAAAGAACGATGTCACTGGAGCGGTAAACTCTTCCCGCCAGTTAGACACGTTAATGGTTGCCCGACGACTCTGGACATACTGGAAGGAACTTTCCAGAATCCACGGCACCCCAATGACTTCGAGCTGGCCATTGGTATTAATGATGCCGATGTACGGGTAGGATGATGGATCGTTGTTACCACCTACGGCTGAAGAGAAATACGGGAACAAAGTTTCGTGTTTACGATTGATCTCTGGGTCGATTGCCTTGGCGATACTGTAATTGATATCGCCTTCGACAAGCACCTGAATCTTCGGATCACCAATAAGCCCGTTACGGACCAGTTGGAAACTAACGATGTCACCCTTTTTTGGATTGACGGCCATGGGAACCTCTAATGGAATTTATAATCGATAAAGATTAGTGGAAGCTTCAAAAGATGTTCACCGTGACGCAAAGCCATCCCGTAACCCTTACCTACATGATAACTAAGCACCTCTTCTGCCGGGTGAATGTCATCAGTAAGCAAGTGGTGAATGGCACCTTCCATGTCAGCTGCTTCGTTGTTATCGTTAATAGACATCAACAACTTTGTTTGGTCAACCAGATACTTTTGGATAACTGCAAAAGTCAGTTCTCCTTGCCCATCCACATCGTACAACTTATCGATTAAGTGGGCAGAAAGCGCATCTGGGTCAACATACAGAACACGCTTCAGCATATGGCTATTCCGTGTAGTTGAAGGCGAAGACCGCAGTCTGGCCGTTAAAGGTCATGTTTTCGAAATTGAGAACACCATGTTCCAAGACCAGGCCTTGAACCAGGCTCATTGTTGCCATGTACTCGCTAGTCATCGTCTTGAGGCATTCCTCGATAGGATGGGTGACACCAGCGGTATTAGATGGGAACGGGATGATCTCGGTGTTCTTTACGCCCAGGGTTTCAAACAGGGCTTTGTAGGCACCACCCAGTTCTTGCATGTCGCTATTGGGAGGTACTTGAATGTTGTGGGTGATTACCTTAACTTCGCTCATTGCGCATACTCCAAAAGAATTGTGTGCTTGTTTACCGAAAAGGTCGTGATGGCACCGTCAAGAGTCGCGGTGAATACTTGTTTTCCAATCTCGGTAAGAAACGGCAGAACTTCTACAATCAACATTTGTTCTACTAGCTCGTCCAAGTCCATCATTTCGAGGCTAGACTTAACCAGTCGCTCATGATCCTGGATTGGATTGGTTAACCAAATCTTGACCAGAAAGTTGACTAGTACTATTGCGTTACTTTCTGATACGTCGTGTTTGATGAACACGTCGATTGTTTTGCCCAAAGGTATGGAAACTTGCTTAATCGCTGTCATATGGATTCCATTCAAGCGGTTCTGGTTTCAAAGGATTGGGGATTAGCATATCCCGCGCATCAATCTCAACCATAATGTTTTTAGGGTATACCAATTTGTAAGCTGGCTTGTAGTCCAAATAACCTTTGGGAGGGATACGAGTAACTTGGCTTATAACGTACTGCATGTTATCCTGGATGAGATCCCAAACATCGTCATGCAGAATATGTCTTCTAAACAAACGCTGGTTATACGTTGGCTCATCAAGCCTGTGCCCTTTTTGCAAATAGGCAAACGCTGTTTCAATGATGTTTTCCCAAAGACCCATTGCCAACTCATCATAACGAGAGATTGGAAGGTCGCCTGTTACTAGCCCACTAATTTCCCTTCTTACGGTCGAGAATAAACTTTCCGCCTCGATCAGATAGCTGAGGCTGTCTTGGCCGAGTCCTGCTACGAGTCTGTCGATGGAATGCATTAATGTCATCCAGAGTCGGATTGTCTTTAATGGCCACAGTAGCCATGTCCTTCCGTGGAGCGTCTTCGTCAACGTCTTCTTGTTCTGGTGCTTTCCAGCCCAGTTTAGCCCCAGTTGCTTCAAGATCCATTTCAATACGGACACTAAACAGATTACCGCCTACTGATTTAAACGAGGTCTTAACAACCAAGCGTTTATCCCAACCTGCGTGATGGATAAGTGACTGTATATCACTAATACACTTATCAAAAACCATATCTGGCATTACCATTGGATACATCGACTCGCCAATGTCGATAACATGCTGAATGATCTCATCACGTTTTTCTTGATCGGCTGTGTTGATATAATCCACGGCATTGTTTAGAAAGCTTTTAGCGATTTCCAAGCGCACACCAATGTGCTCAGATTTCTCTAAAACAAAACTCTCTGCCAAAGCCAATAGGTTAATACTGGGCACGTTTATGTCCTTTTAATAATCAAAAGAAACAGTAAGATGATTCTTGTGTTTACCTACAGCTTTAATGCTAACAAAAGCATCTCGCGGTACACCCAAGAGATTACTTACCACCTGTTCACGCAAACCTTCGAGGTCATACCCACTCATGCGGATATAAGTTCTGGGTTCTTCAAAGTTGTTAAACCCTTCTTCGATCAATACCGACATTAAGTCAGTGATGTCTAATTTGCGATTGGAGACCGTTTTCTCGGCTCCTAAGACTCGCGTCAGGGAAAACTGTTTAATATCCACATGGAAGCTTCTAGACACCTTCTTGACCCCTCCGTTAAACATAGTATCAGGTCCTAGTTTAAAGTTAACAAAAAACATACATAAACTAAGAGCAGTGGCGCTAGCCACTGCTCTTATTCAGGTCTGGTGTTACAGGATCAAACCGTTGGCGTTGGCGTTGGTGGTTTCAACGGTGCGGCTAACGAAAGTACCGCTAGTAGCAGCCTTACGTTTTTCCAGCTCAGCCAGTTGCGCAGTCAGGCCGGCTACGGATTCACCGTGGTCGAGCAGCATGTGCATTTGGTTTACGCTTTCTGGCAGCACGGTGTTTGGACCGAATACACCGATCGAACGAACCACAGCACCTTCAAAGGCAACAGTGATGTTGTCACGCTTGTCGTACAGGCTCAGGTGAGCAACAGGAGGCTTGCCCTTGTACTTGGCCGGCTCGTCGTAGAACGAGATGTGGGACAGGGTTGGTGGGATCTTGTAGCTCTTGGAGTAATCCAAGATGTTGAGCAAGTCGCTGATATCTTGCTCTTCATTGTCGCGAGTAGCGAACAGCGAAAGCAGCGAGATCTTGTTGATCAGGTTGCGATCGATCTGACCACGGGTCTTGCCGGCTTCGTTACGGAATTCCATATACGGAATTGCGGTGTTCAACAGATCAGGACCGGTTTGCAGGAGCAGGGAGTGGACGGTTTTCAGGGAGTTGTCCATTTCGATCTGGGTGGTATGGTCGGTGATGATGGCCACAACCACTTTGAAGCCTTGTTGTTTCAGCCAACGCACGGTCAGCAGTGCCAGCATGGAACCAGAACCGCCTGCGCCGGAGCACAGAACCACGACTACACCTTTAGGACGGTTTTGGGTCAGGGTTTGGTCAACAAAAGGAATTGCTTCCTCGTAGTTGGCACCCATTACCTTGCCGGAGCCTTGTGCTTCTTTTTCGTCCGGGGTGCCGCCTTTAGGAGCCGGTACACGGAACAGGGGAATGTTCAGTTCTGGTTTCAGACGATTATTGCCGCTGGCATCGATGGCGATGTAACTGGCGTTGGTAACACTGGCACTCAGCCCGCTGGTTTTGAGCAGCATAGCCATGTTGATACCGGCGCCGCCACATGCGATGAAGCTCAGTTCGGAATTAACAACTTGATTAGACATGTGTAACTCTCTTCTACTGGGTTAAAGAAATCTTTAGAGAACTATTCTCTATTGTTATTACAAAGTAGTAATATAGAGCCAAAAACTTTTTGGGCTCCTATAATTAGTTGAATCAGTTAAAATGCAAAAAAAAACCTCGTTCTCAGAACCCATTTAAAAGGTCTGAGACGAGGGTGGAGTATCAACCGGTACAAACTCTCGCGTTAACAAGAGTCAGGAATATAGACACCAGGTCTTTCGTTATGTGCCAGCATATTCGCGAGTTCGCAATGCCGGTGGTTCACAAAAGATCTGGTGGGAAGTTTTCATTGGCCTTTTTACATTGGCCAGCAACCAGCAAGCCTTGGGAGGTACCCACTGGTTGGCTACAAAGGACTTCCTAACCCCTACAGCAAGCGACAAACACCAGGCGAAAAGAGACGTCCAACCGACATCTCCGCAAACAGTGAAGGATGGCACTGTTTACTTACACGGCCGCTAGACCATGTTTGGGGGAAGGGACAGGACTTGAACCTGTGACCTCCGAACAAAGGTGCGACCCTTGCACGACGCTCTAACCAACTGAGCTACAATTCCCATAAATCATTAGACATGTCTTAGGACTTTTACCCCACGTTTTTCTCAAGGACCGACTGCCTAGGCGCCCTGCGTGTTTTCTTTCTTTACCAGAGTACCTTGATCACGGGGTCTGATAAAACAATATGGCTCCGCGACCTGGACTCGAACCAGGGACCAACAGATTAACAGTCTGTTGCTCTACCAACTGAGCTATCGCGGAATGTAGCATAAATCTTGGAGATCTTCGGACTTTTACCGCACGACAACCCCTTACTTTGTAAAGTAATTTGGAGGACCGAAAGCCAAATCCTCATCGTGTTTTCTTTAATCGAAGCAACGATCAAATCTTGAAATTGAATCCGTTAGTTATTACCAGGGTAGGAGACTGCCCGGTTACCAAGCCTGGTAATAACTGAGTCACCTAGTCACGGAAAACAACGTAGGTAACTGCCAGGACACCCCTGGCTGGTGTAACAGAGTTAATCCCCCGACTCCCATCTGTTACTTAACACAAACCACCAGCGTCATAGGTCTATGTTAACATTTGAATTTGGGTTGGCCTACAGACTTGTACTGCACACTTTTTGTGATAACCGACCACCGGACTATCGTGTGTTTTCTTCAGGGCGCATAGCGGGCGAGGCGACGGCAAGAATAAGGCAGAGAGTGTAGGATTCGAACCCACGGAGCGCTAATCATAGCAGTTAGACAAAACTACGACCGCGCTACAGCCGGTTTCAAAGCCACCGCACGTAAACGCCGGTCCAGCTTATCCACCAGCCTCCTTCAACCACTCGGACAACTCTCTAGAATCAAGATCCGTTCGCCATGACTGCAAGAAGGCGACTGATCGCCGACCCGCTGCATGCTCTTACTTCCCCGTAGCCACGGATAACAGCAGACCGAACACCCTGTAACAACATGAAGGGGCGTTGGATCAACACGGGAAAGACCTCACAAGAGGTAATGTCGCCGAAGCTACTCTAGGAGTGCATCGACTATCGAGCCGGCCTGACCGCCGGCTAATGAACGGGTCATCCCCGTTTATCCAGTCATAGGTGCCGTGAATGGGGACCTATAACCAAATTCTGCATTGCTACATATCATAGCAATCACAAGTAATAAGTTAAGGAGAGGTCATGGACGTGAACCACGGTCCCCTCCTGTCCTTGAGACTGTAATAAGGGCAGCGCTGCCGATATCACGTAACAAGCCGCCTCACCAAGTCAGTAGCCAGTTCGCGTGCTTTGCCGCAGAAGCGGCTCCCGCGAACTGGTCTGTAGTAGACCCGGCGTGACTAAGAGTCTTGACAGGACTCCCATAGGGTTTTGCAGCAGGCGCGTGTCAAGGCGATCCACTACATCATAGTTCATCCGGCACCACCCTTAAGGCTCCGGACAGTTTCCCCAAAGGGAAATTCTGCGAGATCATTTACTGGTCTCTTTGTATAACATAGCAGCTCTCAGTTTTCTTCTACTTGAATAAACTGAAATTCACCCTTGTCTTGATGAACACTCCAAATGACTGGTGAACATGAAGGATGCACTTTACCTTCACACACATGCACGATTACAGGTGGCAATTCCAGTTTGTGTTGTGCAGTGGATATCGTAACCGCACTGCGCCAGGACTCGTTAACAATAGCAGTCGTAACACGCACATCAGCTCTGAGAAGACCTTTGACGTGTTCAACAACAAAGGTTTTAAACAGCCACAAACTATCTTTATCCAGATAATCTGCAATGCCTTCAGGGACGTTATCAAGCTTGTCAAACAAAGCTTGCCTCATTTGATCGGTATTAGAAGACGGTTGCTCAATTTCTTCAGCATCAGCCAAGCCCAGAGTCTTTACAGAAAACCCTGGTCCCTTCAAAGCTTCAACGATGCCAGGAACGTCTATTCCTGCGGTGCTAAGGGTTCCCATAAACTGAGGATGTGCCTCGTGAAAACGTTTGCGAGCCAAAGCAGCTTTGTAATAGTCACCCTCTGACGCGCGGTCCAGGGAAAGCTTGGTGAGTATTACAGCACCCTTATCGCGATAAACTCCAAATATAGCGTAATCACCAATACCAACATAGGCTTTAAGGTCAGCAGGCAAAAAGTCTTTTGGTGTCATCGTTTTACCAGGATAATAAGCTGTGCAGCTATATTTATTATCGGTAGCAACTACCACCAATACGCTGGACAACAAATTGCTAACAATCTCTGGGGTGTGGACAATAACAAATGCAACGTCTGGGTCGTCTATTAGTTGCTTTTCACAAGCCTCTAAAGATTCCGGTGGTAATACTGCTTCCATTGCACTGATGGCTTCCTTGGAATTAAGAAACCAAGGCTTAGCTGTGTCAGTTACATTGATAGTCTGTACTTCTGGGTTGTACTTCTCTGCATTTTCTTTAAGCAATGAGAGGAAAACATAAGAAACCAACCTGGTCTTACGCAGCTGCTCAATGATTTCGTCACTGGCATAAACACCGTACTCACGCACCAACGATGGTGCAATGCAGTAAAACGGGTAAAAGTCCATGCCAATGAAAGCGCCAAACTCAGCGCCACGATGCTGCTCTTCCATTTTCTCTGGTTTGAAAATAGGAGTACCCGCAATTACGTCTACTGTTTTTTCGGCGGTGGCAATTGGTTTAATTGATGAATTATCAGAAGAGTGCTCAACCCACTCGCCATTAACTTTTTCAAACTTGCTGCCTTTAAGCAAGGCCTTGTAATCAATCTTCGAGATGGTATCACCCTTCTCGTTCATAATCCATGCGTCGTTGGCAATAACGTGCTTAGAGGGTGGGTTACTGATCGACAGAACTGGAAGGTTATTCAGGTCTGGATCAGAAGCAATCACCTGGATGTTAACGGGATCTACCGCAGTGAGGAGTCGGAAGCTTACGCCGTCTTTCAAGAGCATCTTTACATGTACAGTCA